AATGTCAGGGACAATGCAAAAGCAAAACTAAACATACCAGATCACAGTTGGGTGTACATAGACAAAGAATTTTTTGATACTATCACAGATGAAACCTATGACGACAGAGCGGCATATTTAGATAATCACTTAGATCATTTTAACAAACAAGTAAACAATACCAAAGTGTATGTTATACCTTCAAGTCACTGGAGCGATGCCGAAGATGCCACAAACGGATTAGAACTTATTGATACATTTGAAAAAAATAAAAACTATTATCACACTTGGCGTAAAAGTGGTTATAAAAAAATATTAAATAGGTTCAACAGAATTTATGGTTATAGTTGGAAGAATATAATTGATCCAGATAAGTTTATTCAAGGCAAAGGTGATGTATATCAAAAATTACAAGGCATTGGTATCGAAATCACTCACAAAGGCGACAGTAGAAAAGGTGCACCTGGACAAGATGATTTATTAGATGCTGAAGAAACAAAAAATACCAAAAGCGGTGAACCACTTAACAGAAGCAGTGGTATTAGTTGGGAAAATATGGAAGATGATGCAGAGCAAAAACGTTTTGATGCATTTGATTGGGAACAGTATCCAGCAAAAATGAAAGATGTAGTTGCTAAAGAAATGTCTAACAAAGAAAGCAGTTTAGGTAGTTTTAAAGTAGCATTAGAAAACGTTCTTAAAAAAGTACTTGATGGTGATGTAGGCATAAACCAAAGTGATTTAGGAAGACCTCTAGACAGATTGGCCAGAGCGGCTGGTGTAGAAGAAATGGACGGAGACAGTTCAAACAGTATAGCAAGTAAAACAAATTGGACTAACTTGTCTGACTACTTAGGAATAGAAAGAGGTGTGAACGATCAAGGTCCAAACTTACTTTTAAAAGTTTATAATCAATTTGATGGCAACCACGAATGGAGACCTGAAGAAACCGACGAGGATGGCAAAAATGTAATTGGATTAAAAAGATGGGCCGCCGCAGTTAAAGAAGCAGAAAAATATATCAGAGACAACTACAATGTAAGTGGTGGAAACTACTTTAGAAAGAATGTAGATGGCAGTGACGGCGATGATGTAAGCAGTATGTATAGTAATAATACAATATCAACATCACCAGAAAATGAGTTTGATTCAGATTACGATAAAGCCAGAGCAGACCATCCAGGCTTCGATAGAATGATGCAACGTGGTATGCAGGATTACTTAGCACGTGGCCAAGTAAATGACCTAGTAGGATTTTTAAACAATCCAAACAATGATAATGTTTTCAAATCGCAGGTTTTGAATACTATAACAAATCGAGGTGATATGCAAAACGGTCCTTTTGCAAGTTTCCAAGATGCATTAGCAGTTACTCGTAGACAAGGTAATGAAAGTGTGTTTGCTAAATTTGATAAATTGCCTTTACAGGAACAATTAAGATACTTAGAAAGAATAGATAATAATAAATTTAAGACGATACCTAATACAATTAAAGTAGAAGGTGCTGTTCCAGATAATACCAAAGTAAGAATAATAAACAAGTTATTGTCTGATCATATGCCAGCAAGTGATATTAAAAAACAAATGGATGCCTATTTTGCAATACCTAATCCTCAAATGATAAATGACTTTAGGTCTATGAGAGTACAGGGCGGAGATGATGCATGTTTAAGAGGAGTACTTAGAAATTATGTTAAAACATCTATGCACCCTTCACTTGTTAAAAGAGTAAACTTAAATGAAGTATATACAGGTAGTGTTTCTGATAGTAAAAAAGATGTAATAGATAAAATTTCTGCATTACCAGATGACGGAGAGCAAACAAGTAAAATAATATCATACATAGAGCAACTTTTAAATGATATGGGTGTAGGTGGAAGACTCGCAAGTATAATGCAAGGATTAGAAAATGTAGAAGATGCAACGGTTGATGCAACAATTAAAAAGATTGCAAAAATAATTGCAAGTATAGAAATGACACCTTTAGAAAGAGCTCAATTATTTGCTATGTGGCAAAAAGATACATTAGTTGATATTAGTAATATTACTACACCAGGTGATTATGCATTTAAAGATGTATTTAAAGGTTACGGAATAGAACTGTACATGACAGAACTAGTAGATGATTTAGCAGATGTTTCAGGATACGGAATAGGAGCAGGAGAATTTTTATTTGCTGTATTAAGTAAACGCATATCAGGAATAGGTTCCGGAAAAGGTGTTGGTGATTTAATAGTAGACGGAAAGAATGTAGAAGTAAAAACAAAGACAGCCAAAAATGCTAGGTTTGTTGACTACCATGTTAAACCAGATGATAACTGGCAATCCAAAACAAAACAATTTTATAAAGAGTTTGCAGATATAGATATTGTTGCTAATTCTCCTGCAACAGGTATAAACACAGGAGATTTAATGAATTGTTTAAGAGATCCCAAGTTAATACAAGAACCTTTAAGGGCTCAAAACTTTTTAAAACATATAAAAGGGTTATTTAATTCTCACATGCCTACATTAGATGGAAGTCAATTAACACAATTAGTAACTTTATTTAATAGTAGTAATGAAGCACAATTTAAAAAGACATATGGTGCTTTAAATATTTTAAATTATATGAATGTAAAAAATGCTAAAGGTGATTTAGATGGCATTATGTTTGTAGATAAACCTACGAAAACTATGTGTTATGTAAAAACTTTAGAAGATATACTAGCAAGAGATTTAGCAGTTGGTACAATATATACAGTAACAAAAGAGAAAAGTTATCCGTATCCTCAGATAGGACTTACAAAATGAGCAAATTAAAAGAACTATTTTTAAGCAAAAAAGAATTAGAGAAAAAGAAAAAAGATCTAATGGCTGACGCCGGAGGCGGTGGCGGTGCTGGTGGCGGTGGTGCAGGAGCAGGCGGTGGAGCAGGTTCAGGTGCTGGTGCTGGTTCAGGTGGTGGCGCAGGTCCTGGTAATGGTTCAGGTGGCGGTGCTCACGGAAATTCAAGTGGAGGCGGCGGGTCTGCAGGCAGTGGTGACACTGGTTCCGCTGATTCCACACCTAGTGCTCCTTCAGGGTTCCATGGGATAGGTACTTACATGCCAGGCGCTAAACCAAAAAAGAAAAAGAAAAAGAAAAAATTTAAGTTCGGTGATGGTATATATGAAGCAATACTCCAAGAAAGAAAACTAGGTGATAAGCATTATGATAGGAACGAATTACCTCAATTAAAACAAAAACATTTAATAGATTCTCCTTTTGATTATACATTCAAAGAGATGAATTTAAGCGACATCATACCTGTACAATCACAACGTGTTAAAGGATTAGTACAATCGTCAGAAAAACAAATAATTAATAAAACTAATAAACCTTTAATTGTAGATAATGAAGGTTACTTGGTAAATGGACATCATAGATATGACGCCGCCCATAATTTAAAAATGGATAAAGTTGATGTTATAGAAATTAATGCAGGCATTGAGGAATTAGTTTCCGAGTTTAGTGACTTAGTTAGTAATACAAAAATAGAAGAAGGTTTACCAGGTAGTACATTATCTTCTGAAGATCCTAGATATAAAAGTCCCAAACTATACTCATACAGAGATGAACAACTACGACAACTAAACCATGTAGATGTGGTAAGAGAATTTATTGATCCAATGGCACAAACGTTTATGCTACATGGACTTAGACTGGATTACAGTTTTAATAATACACAAGAATTTAAAAAATATAGTCCTGGATATAGAACATTAAAGAACCTTATACAGGAATATGGCTTACACAAACAAGTTAAAATTACAAAAAGTAATCCTTTTAGTACTCCTCCAGGTCAAACAGAATTAAAATTTGGTGAAGTGGATGATCAAGACAGAGAAATGAAAGTAGAAGAAAGACCTCAACTTACTTTAAATGAATTAAGAAGTGGTACAGAACCAGGCGGTTCCTATTTTCAATATTTAGATTTAATAAGAGGATATCTTAACAGAATAGAAATTATAAATGATGAACGTTTAATCAATTTAGACTATATAAGAAATCTAGTACCAGGAAATCCTAAAGCAGGAATGAAGATGGACACTCCCCAAAGAACTAGGTATCGTAAAATTACAAATGATATTATATTATTGGAACAAGTAGTGGAAACTAATATTCCAAAATTAATGGCAGTACTTTATGAAATTAGAACTATACTTGTAAATCGAATGAAAAACGGTGGAGTTGAAGAGCAATCTTTAGATACATTAGACATTTACTTAAAAGATATATTAGACGAGAAGATACAACGTAATCTCAAAGCCAATAAAGACAAATAGATACTTGCTTTAGTATTAAATACTACTATGGAAGTATCACCTAATTTTTATAATTATAATTACTATGCTACCCTTTCTGATACACAGAAAGTTGCTTATAATCACTCTGAACAATCCAATGATCAAAGTAAATTAAATTTACATGATATCAGACAAATTTTACACGATAAACAATACACTGATGTAATAATGCCTGAATGGATAATCAATAACGACAGGCCAAATTATACATTATGTACTAATTCTCATGTTACAGATAATGATACTAAATTAGAAGAAAATAAAAAAATATCATTACATAGAAAAATAATGATGCATAATAATTATATAGATGAAGATTATGATACCAACGATAATATTAGATATTATTTAAATAGCCATGGTTTTAGATGTGAAGAATTTTCTGATACTGAATGTATAGCATATATAGGATGTAGTCATACATTTGGCACTGGAGTTACACATGATGAAATATGGCCTGAACTTGTAAGTAAGAAATTAAACATGAGGTCAGCAAATTTAGGAGTACCAGCAGTAGGTATTGACTATTTTAATCTATATATGAATCTGTTTTTTAAAGCAGAAATAAGTAACTGTAAAGCAATAGTAGTGATGCTACCTCCTTCCATAAGAACATCTTTCTTTTATAATTGGCAAGGAGGCGATGGATATAAGCCCGGAGAAAAAGGTACTGCTATGGGGCAATATGAATGGATGGATGGACTTAAACATTATTCCACAGAAGATTTAAGTAATGCATCGAATATGACAAAGCAATTTGAAAATTGTCATAAAGAAGTATTACAGCACACATTATTAAATTTAGAAAACTGCTTTGATAGAGATCTAACATCTATAAGCACAATACAAAATGTTGCAAAAGATTTAAATATTCCTTGTTTAGTCTACTCTAGTTATTACTTTACTAACGAAAGAATTAGATTAAATTTTCCTTTAGACTTTGGTAGGGACTGTGCCCATGCAGGAAGAAAATCTCATGCAAGTATGGCTGAGCAGATAGTACAAGATTTGAAGCAACAATTTGATAAATAGTAATATGAGGATTTCAGAAATTATTATTGAGACAACATCTGCAGGTGGCATAGCCACAGTTGCACAACCTATGGGTAAAATGATTAAACGACCTAATCCTAGTATATATGCAACCAGCAAAACGAAAAAGAAAAAAGCAAAGAAAAAAGATGAAAGCAGTAAAGGGTAAACATGATTTTCTAAGTTTAATAAGTAGTTCTGAATCTAGAATATTCAATAAAGTCGATTTACAAGGCTTTACTGGGGTAAATACTTTAAACGAGCAAGAACAATATGTTGCAGAAGAACTTTATAAAAAAGACGTTTTGCAAAAAATACAAAAAGGTGCATACATTGGCTACAAAACATACCCACAAAAAAAGAAAATATAATCCTAAACTTGCTAACAAGTTAGATAATCTAGCAAAGACTGTAGCAAAAAAAGGTATATATGTAGTTAAAAAAACTAAAACAGGTTATGATGTTATAGATTACATTAAAAAAGAAGTACTAGTTGCTGATATACCTTTTAGTAGAACAGCAAATAACTTCTGTGATAGCCTTAATAAAGAAGGTGAAAGGGGTGTAGCACAATTAACACATCACGTTCGTGTATACCATAAACATATGAATGACATTATGTTTTATAAGCATACTATAAGAACAAGTAAAGACACTACTAAAGTATTTACAGCAGGTGTTCGTATGCAAGATAGTTTAGGAATGGTCAAAGAAGCAAAACATCACCTTGCATTTTATTAAAGAAAATTGTCACTAATTGATAAATAAGAGTATAGCGGAACATATACTTAGGAAGAAACCATGTTTATAAGAGATTTTAATCCAAACGGTAAAACGAAAATTAATAATATTAATAAGTTGTTGAAAGAACAATTTAATATGTCTATCAAGAATTCTTTTCCAAAGAAAGAAAAACTTGAAACTATTAAAGAAATGTCTCAAAATGCAATTATTAAACTAAAGAATACATCAAAGCAATTCCAATTAGAACCTGAATATGCAAAATATCTAGGCATTAAGGATGTCATTGATACTATGTTAGCAGAAGGCTACTATGCAGAATCCCCTGCTTACGAATCCATGTGTCAACAGTTAAGAGAAACTGTTAAACAATTAATGGACAGTGGATACACAATGGACGAAGCAAGTGCAGAATGTATGAACAGATTCAGACAAGATAGCAGATATGCACATGAAGATGGTGTTATACTTCCTATTATTATTAAAGCGGCAAAAGAATATTACGGTGAAGGTAGTTGTGAGTCTATAGAAGAACTTGCTGTTGACGGTCCTAATACAGACCTAAACGAATACTTATTAAAAGAACTTTCCAAAGAAATAGGTGTTGAACTTACAGATCCTTCAAGTATAGATGCTATAGAAGAAAAACTTGGATTGTTTTCTGAAGTATCTGGTAAAAGCAGAGACTCAATTGTTGGCTTCCTCAACGGTTTAGAAGAAGATGCTTTATCAAATGGTATTAAGTTCTTTGGAGCCAAAGTTGCTCAACATAAAACAAACGAAGACAAATACATTATGTCTATTGCTCAAGGTGCCGTTGATGGTAAAAAAGAAGTTGAGATAGACGGTGAAATGGAACCTGTTAAAATGTCAAAAGAAAAAGGCGAAGAGATCTTAGGCAAAAAAGCAAAAGCAAAAGAAAGCATGTTTGATGACATTATAGATGATATGCTATCAGAAGAAATTGAAGGCACTACTGTAGAAGAAGCAGAAGTTGTTATGGCTGTTAGAGCATTAGCAGATGATATTCAGGACCACGTTGAAAGACTAGGTAGAATGGCAAATGAAGATATTCCAGCAATAGCAGACCAAATGATACATGAGTTTGGTGCAGACAGAGCCGCAACATTTAAAGACTCAGCAGAGCAAGTTCTTAATCAAGCACTAGAAAGTTCAAAACAAGCAAAAGAAGGTGTTAACCAACTAGTTGGTGGCATTACTGGTACAGGAACAGATATGACTGGCTTAGGTGATACTAGTGATTTAGGCGATATAGATAGTGACTTAGGTAGTGATTCAATAGACGACCTAGCATTAGAACCTGAAATGGATATTAATGAACCAGCGGCGGCAGGACCAGAAGAAGAGCCACTAGGTAGAGCACCAGTAGAGGGTTAATAATGCTCATTACTGAGGTAGTAAACGTAACAGAATCCTACGAAAGCGAATTACTATTAGCAGTACAAGATCTTATGTCTATGGCAATGTCTAAAGACATGAAAAAACTATCTACAGTAAAGTTTCAAGCAAAACTTAAAGATCAAGGATTCGTTGCATCAGTAGAAGAAATTATACAAGCAGTTGATAAATCAGGATATGCTAATAGTATAGACAAAGATGTTATAGTACCTAAAGATGAATTAGCAGATTTAACTAGTGATGATCCTAAAGATGAAGAACCAGAAGATAAAGTTGATGTAGGCGATATGGCAGGTGACCAAGCATTGTCAGATATCAAGGCGGAGTTATAATGGCTAACATATTCGTAAATGCCACACAGGCAAGAACAAATTCCAGAAACAATAGTGTTATACATGGTGAAATAAGATCTATAGAAAATCTTGTACTAGCCAATGTTGATGCAGGTGTTTTATATGCGAACGTTACTACAGGCACTACAATGACCGACAGCAATGTATATTATAATGTATACAATTCAATTTCAACAGATCCAACAAAAAGCGATCAAATAAATTATGTTAAAGAGTATTTCGTGAACTTAGGATACGGAGTTTCCATTTTAACTAATTCTAGCTCAAATAATACTATTACCTGGAACATTTCCTGGTAAGTACTAGTATATAAATAACTTTTAAAAATTATAAATGTTAAACCAAAAATATGACTATCCAGCCTTACGACGAGAGACCCAAAAGAACGGAAAAAGACAGTACGTAGGCGATTCAGGAAAACCGGTACCAAGTGTTACAACAGTACTATCAGACACAGGCGACAAAACGGCTTTAATAAACTGGCGTAAACGTGTAGGTGAAGAAGAAGCAAACAGAGTAAGTAGAGAGTCAGCAGGCTTAGGTACTAAAGTACATAATGCTATAGAAAAATATATCCTACAAGAAGAATACGAAATAAAAGGAAATAACTTTATTAGTGTTATGGCGGAATCTATGACAACCGAAATGATTAATAATGGTCTTAGTAAAGTAGATGAGCTATGGGGTGTTGAAGTAGGATTAATTGCAGAAGGATTATATGCTGGTACATCAGATGCTATAGGTATATATGAAGGCGAGGATGCTATTATAGATTTCAAAACATCTAAGAAGATTAAGCCTCGTAAATGGATTGAAGATTATTTTATGCAAGGTTGTGCTTATGCATTAGCACATAACGAAATGATGGGTACTGAAATACGCAAGGTAGTAATACTTATGGTAGACAGAGATAGTAATTTTAAAGAATATACTATTAAAGATGAAGAATTTGATGCATACTGCGACAAGTGGTCGGATAGACTAGCAGACTATTATAACAAACAATAGTAAAAGATGATAAATACTAATAAGTTAGGAGACTTATAAGTATGGCAACAGTAGATACAAATAACAATGTAATCATTTCAAGGATTCAACAACGTAGAGGTCTGAAACAAGATTTACCTCAACCGTTGAGATCTGGAGAGTTTGGTTTTGCAACAGACAGCAAACAACTTTTTATAGGTGGAGGTCTAGATTCTACGTCCAATATAAGTGTTGCAGAAACAACTACAAGTGCATTGGCACATTCTCTAGGTATATCTAATACAAGAATAATACATTTTACAGTTCCACATAAAAGATTCCTAGTTGGAACATATGACGGTGTATCAAAATCAAGTTCATGGGCATTAACATCAGATACTTTCTCTGGTAGTGCAACACCTGTATTTAATATTAATATTACAAATACTCCTACAGCATTTCCAGTAAGTGGAACTAGTAATAGCACGAGCGTCACAGTAGACTCTAGTAATGCATTTATAAGTGTAGGAGATGTTTTGTCAGGAACAGATGTTACTGGACTAGCATCTGTAACGTCAGTGACAACTAATAGCGGTAATGCTAGTCAAATTGATTTAGTATTATCATCAGCACAAACACTAACTACATCAAATACAATTACATTTACTCCTAACAATATAAAAAATGTATTAACAAATGAAAACTTTAAATCGACAGATGTAGTAGTATTAAAAAATACAGTAAAATTAACAGGAGATAATACAAGTGCAATACCAACTTCTGATACAGATTACAGTTTAAGTACATCTACATTAGGTTCTAATACTCATACATTAACATATAGAGTAGCACCATTATCTACAGATGAAATATCTGTTACATATTATAGTAATACAGCAATTACTAAAGCATTGTCTAATACTACAACAGTATATGCTGGAACTACAGCACAAAGTTTCTATACACAAGAAAGTATTCCAAGTTATAGACAACTAAGTAATAGTCTAGTAAGAGTAAATGATACAACTGGAACAGGTATTATTGGATTAGAATTTAAACATTTAGCAATTTTTGAAGATGGTTCTACTATTTCTAACCCAACAAATTTAAGTTTAGGAAATTTATTAGTAAGTAATAATTCTGATAAAAGTATTTCCCCAGTTGGCTTGTCTGCATCCAGTTCAGTAGTAACAATACTAACAGGTTCTAGTGCATTATATAGTAATACATCAACTAACGATCATGTGTATGTAGAGAGGGCAAGTGAAGATGGCAGTAATGTAGAATTTGGTCCTAGTTGGCTACATGGAAAAACATTAAAAGTATCTGATGTACAAACTAATACGATGAAAGTTACATTACCTACAGGTAATACATGGCAAACTGCAAGAGCAGTAACTTCATCAGCATCATCAGGTAGTGTGGTAACCCTTACAGGTAATGTAGCAGGTGTTACTAATGGAGATTATGTAGACTTTGTGGGAGCAAATGCGGCACCATTAGGTAATGCATCATACCAAGTTACATCGGTATCATCAACTGGATTTACTGTAGTTGATCCCTCAGTATCAAATCCTATATCAGCAGGTTTAGAATATATTAATTTTGGTTCTGATAGTTCCAAAGCAAATGTACAAATTATTAGTAATTCTCACGGTTTACCTACTGGAGCAAAGGTAGAATTAAAAAGTTCAACGGCCGCATCACAAGTTAGCAATGCAGAAAAAACATTAATAGCAGGGACATCAGATAGTACATACTTTATATCAGCAACAGCACCCGTATCAGCGAACGTTACAGGTACTGCTGACACAGTTTTAAGTGGTATTACTAAAATACATCATACTCCTGTATTAAGTTTAGATTTATCAGCAAACACTACAATTACTGAAGCAATAGCAACAGTACAAAATGATCCTGAATTCCCAAATATTGCATTAATACCTGATACTGCTAATAAAATTTATATTAGTACTAAGGCTTCCAATGATTCAGTTAGTTCTGCTTCTGGACCCGGAGTTGAATTTACATTACATGAAGATTCAACAGGTACATTAGGTGCATTAGGATTAACAGCAGGTTCTAAAACAAGAACTAACAATACAGTTAAGGCAAAACTAGAAAGATGGCTTAACGATATTGTTACTAGTAAAGATGTAGATATATTTACAAGTGTAAAAAGTAATGATAAATTTAGTACTACTTCTGTTGGTAATTTAGGTACATATAATCTAGATATTACTGATACAGATGATCAACAATTTATTAGATTTGGTACTAGAGAAGAAGCAAGTAATTTTAATTACATCGTTAATAACTTATACTTCTCTACAGCATCTCCGGATATTAAAGGTTTATTAAATCTAAATACAAACATTCAATTACTTACATCTGAAACAGCAGGCGGTGGTAGTAAATTAACTACTTTTGATTCTCTAAATTCTGCAACTATTACTAGCAGTGGTTCATCTCAACTTATTATTAGTATAGATTCATCGTTGTACGATAGTTTTATTTTAAATTATACATGTAAATATGATGGAACAACAGATGGTAATTATAGAAGAGTAGGAAATATGTTACTTAATACATTTGGTAATACACAATCTAATCCTACAGCATCAGAAGTACTAATGCAAGATATGGCAACAGACGTAGCACATATATTAAGTGGAGACGTACAGTTTACATCTGTAAGAAATGGAACTAACATAGAAATATCAGCAATTAACTCTACTGGTAAACAATTAAGTATGAAGTTCATTACACAACGTTGGTCATCATAATACATAGATGTTTGTAAACTTGCAAACGCCGGAACAACGATTATCCAAATGGCGAGATATACGGAATAAGCCTCATTCAAATATACAAGAAGTATTAGAAGACTTTTCTTCAATAAAGTTGTCTTCCAGATACCTAGATTATTATACTCCAAAGAGCTGGCCTAATCCTTTTGAAATTGTAAATGAAGGATATTTTTGTCAAAGTGGTGTTTCATTAGTTTTAGCATCAACCTTAGTTTATAAAAATTTCTTATTTGAGGATAAGATCATCTATCCGGTGATAAGTAATAACATAACAGGGAATTCAGGACTAGTTATTTTACATGATAATTTAGTATATAACTTTACTCCCAATAAGGTAGAAACATGGGATTACGTCAAAGAGAATTCCACAGTATTTCAGATACATAATTTGCAAAAAAACAAAATTATTTCTTGATTTTATATTGTTTTATGTTACAATGAACTTGACATAAATATGATTGTTGAAAGAATAATTTAGTTTTTAAGGACACAGAAACACATGCAGGTAAAGAAAAGAGACGGTACACTAGAAGATCTTAATGTAGAAAAGTTACACAAAGTTGTTATGTATGCTTGTGAAGGAATTGCAGGTGTAAGTGCAAGTGAAGTAGAAATACATTCCCAAATACAGTTCTTTGAATCTATCGCTACAGAAGACATTCAAGAAACATTAATTAAAAGTGCGGCAGATTTAATCTCAGAAGAAACTCCCAATTATCAATATGTAGCAGGTAGACTTATTAATTACCACCTGCGTAAAATGGTCTATGATAGTTTCACACCTCCCTGTCTTTGTGATATTATACAAGACAACATTGATAAAGGATTTTATGATTCTGAATTTACTAAACTTTTTACTAAAGAAGAAATAAACGAATTAAATGATCATATCAAGCATGAGCGAGATGAAGTATTAACTTATGCGGCTATGGAACAATTCCGTGGCAAGTACCTAGTACAAAATAGAGCAACAGGCGAAATATTCGAAACACCACAAGTAGCATACATGATGATTTCGGCTACATTGTTTAGTAAGTATCCAAATGAAACTAGAATGAGTTATATAAAATCTTATTATGATGCTATTAGTACCTTTAGAATATCTTTGCCTACGCCTGTTATGGCTGGTGTAAGAACTCCGCAACGACAATTTAGTTCTTGTGTACTTATAGAAACAGGTGATAGTTTAGATAGTATTAATGCTACAAGTAGCAGTATTGTTAAGTATGTAAGTCAGAAAGCAGGTATTGGTATAGGTGGTGGAAGTATTAGAGCAGTAGGTTCTGCAATTAGAAATGGCGATGCTACACATACAGGCGTTATTCCCTTCTATAAAATGTTCCAGTCTGCTGTAAAAAGTTGTTCACAAGGAGGAGTAAGAGGCGGAGCGGCTACATTATACTATCCTTTATGGCACTTAGAAATTGAGGAGTTGTTAGTACTTAAGAACAATAAGGGCACAGAGGACAACAGAGTGCGTCACATGGACTACGGTGTACAGTTTAATAAGTTAATGTACGAAAGACTTTTAACAGGCGGAAATATTACATTGTTTAGTCCTCAAGATGTTCCTGGATTATATGATGCATTCTTTCAAGATCAAGACAAGTTTCAAGAGTTGTATGAGAAAGCAGAACGTATGACTAGTATTAGGAAGAAGTCTATTCCTGCACAGGAATTGTTTAGTGCCTTTATGACAGAACGTAAAGATACAGGTAGAATATACTTAATGAATGTCGATCATGCTAATACACATGGTTCATTTATTGAAGAAGTAGCACCAATTAAACAAAGTAATTTATGTTGTGAGATAGATTTACCCACAAAGCCTTTGAATGATATTAATGACCCAGAAGGTGAAATAAGTTTATGTACATTAAGTGCAATAAATTGGGGTGTATTAAAAGATACTAGTGAACTAGAAAAGGTCTGTGACCTTACTGTTAGAGCATTAGACGAACTATTAGATTATCAAGAGTATCCAGTAGTGGCGGCAGAATTAAGCACAATGAATAGAAGACCTCTAGGTGTTGGTATTATAAACTTTGCATACTGGTTAGCAAAAAATAATAGTACATATCAAGAACCAGATTTAGAATTAGTTGATAAGTGGGCAGAAGCATGGAGTTATAGTTTAATAAAAGCAAGTAATGATCTTGCAATAGAAAAAGGTGCTTGTCCTAAAAATATGGAAACAAAATACGGACACGGTATTACACCTAACCAAACATACAAAAAAGATGTAGATGAACTAGTTAAACATAAAGAACGTATGGATTGGAAAGAATTAAGAAAAAGTTTAAAAGAACACGGAATTAGAAACTCAACATTAATGGCATTGATGCCAGCAGAAACATCTGCACAAATTAGTAATAGTACAAATGGAATAGAAGCACCAAGAAGTTACATTAGCATTAAACAAAGCAAACATGGTGTATTAAAGCAAGTTGTACCAGGGTTTCCGTACTATAAGAATAAATACGACTTACTATGGGAACAGAAGTCACCTACAGGCTATTTAAAGATAATGGCGGTATTACAGAAGTACATAGACCAGGGAATTTCGGTAAATACATCTTACAATCCAGAACATTATGAAGATGAAAAAGTTCCTATGTCTGTATTACTTACAGATGTTATTACTTTTTATAAATATGGTGGCAAACAGTTATACTACAATAACACATATGATGGACAAGGGGAGATAGATATCAATAAGGACGATGCGTCTGATCAGTTGGAACTATCTGAAATAGACGATGAAGATTGCGAGAGTTGTAAAATATGACAGTATTAGATACAAAAAATAGAGCAGATCATACTAAAGTAACAATGTTTCTAGATCCGACTGGCGGTCCAGTCATGCAGAGATTTGATACACTTAAATATAAACAGTTTGATAAGTTTACAGATAAACAATTAGGTTTCTTTTGGAGACCAGAAGAAGTAGACATTCTTAAAGATGCTACTGACTTTAAAAACTTGACAGATCATGAGCAACATATCTTTACAAGTAATTTAAAAAGACAAATACTACTTGATAGTGTACAGGGTCGTTCACCTAATATTGCTTTCCTGCCTATAGTAAGTCTTCCTGAATTAGAAACATGGATTGAAACTTGGGCGTTCAGTGAAACAATACATAGTAGAAGTTACACACATATTATAAGAAATGTTTATCCAAACCCTAGCAAAGTATTTGATGAAATGTTAGACATACAAGAAATTGTAGATTGTGCTGATAGTATTACAGCAAATTACGATAAACTTATAGAACATAATTTACTAAAAGAACAAGGTAGTAAAAAGTATGACGAATATGAACATAAGAAAGCAATATGGATGTGTTTAATGAGTGTAAACATATTGGAAGGTGTACGTTTTTATGTTAGTTTTGCATGTAGTTGGGCATTTGCTGAACTTAAAAGAATGGAAGGCAATGCAAAAATTATAAAGTTTATTGCTAGGGACGAAAATGTGCATCTAGCAAGTACTCAAACAATGTTAAAACTTTTACCACAAGATGATAAAGACTTTGCAAAGATACAAAAGGAAACTTATGCAGAGTGTACACAGATGTTTGTAGATGCAGTTGAGCAAGAAAAGGCATGGGCAGACTATTTGTTTAAAGACGGAAGTATCATTGGACTTAACGCAGAACTACTTAAACAGTATGTAGAGTATATAGCGGCCAAACGAATGCATGCCGTAGGCCAAGAGAAATTATATAATAAAGGAACTAACCCTTTACCTTGGACACAGTCTTGGATAACAGGTGGTTCAGTGCAAGTAGCACCACAAGAAACAGAAATTAGTAGTTATGTTATAGGTGGAACTAAACAGGATGTAGATGGCAACACATTTAAAGGATTAAGTTTGTAATGAAATTAGTTGTTTGTGGTTGCAGTTGGAGTTCTAGAGATCCTAACCATTTAGATACAGAATACGGTTATTATATTTCCAAACATTTTGGATGGGAGTATCAAAACATAGCCAGACCAGCATGTGATAATTTTGGTATTAGACTACAAATAGATTATGCTGTAAAAGTATTGAAAGCAGATTTTATAGTTGTAAACTGGACTACTCCTTGTAGAATATGCTGGAATAATACGGGTAAAGACTATCATATATTTGAAGGTCTTAAAGAATTAGACTACGATGTAGAAAATATTAGATCTGATGGTTCTCAAGGAACTTTTACAAGACACCAACATCCTGAATATCCAAACGACAAGCCTGTAATTACAAGTCAAAGTTTAGTAAGTATATTAGAAAATAACTTAACATGTACATATGAAGAAGCATGTTACAACTGGTGGATGTTAGATCAATATTTTACATCGGAGCAATTCTATGCATTTAGAAAGTGGTATATGTATATGTATGATCACGACTTAGAAGCACATAAACAATTATATATGATGCAAAGTGCTGTAGAAGTGATGCAACGTAATAACGTTAAGTTTTTATTCTGTCCAAATACTTTTACATTTAAACAAACAGAGACAAATTTAAAGCAACCTGATCATACAAACAGGCATACTCTTGCTATAGATGAAACACGAAACGATGGTGAATATTTATTTGATTTTGTTCCTGATAATAACATGTTACAAGAAGGAATTTCTAGTTCCTTACAAGGCGACCATAGACGAATGAAGGAACAGAATATGGAACATGAACCTGGTGCTGATTATACTCATCATTTAAGTCCACAAGCACAAGAAGAATGGTCTAATACTTATGCTATACCTAAAATTCAATCTATACTAGATAATTCTTAATAAATACTATATAACACACAGAGAAATAATATGTATGATATCAAAAGCCTTATAGGCAAAACAGTAACAATTAAATTAACTTCCGGCGTAGAACTTATTACTAAGTTAATAGGATATGTAGCAAAAGATAAAAACGTTACATGTGAGTACCCCATGACAATTATAATTAGTGACAATGAAGTTGCCGCAGTACCTTATCAATATACCGGTAACTCTAGTGAAGTAATATTTTCTCTTAACAAAATATTAACTATATGTCCTACACTAGCAAAACCAGAAGAAGACTATCTATTATTAGTTGCCAATTCCAAAGAAGTAGAACCAGAAACTATTGAAACTGCATAAATAATAGTATGACAACATGCAGATTAGGAATAGATATGGCAGGCGGTGGCTTAATTATGGGCCCAGGAGCACCTTCAGTAATAGTTAATAATGCACCAATTAGTACAATTAATGACGGCATAGCAACACACGGAGAAGCACCTCATACCTCAGGTAGTAGTCTTATAACAACCGGTAGCGGTACAGTTAAAGCAGAAAATAAATTTGTTTCTATTGCTCCAGGTGTTGTAAGTTGCGGTCATACTTTAGCACCAGGATCAACCACAGTCATAACAGGACTGTAAAATGCCCAATCTCGTCTCAGTACGAGGCCCCCATGCTCGAGGCCCTATGGACAATATTAGAGTCCAATGGAATATGGGTAACTCATGTAACTACGAATGTGAATACTGCCCTAGTATATTACACGATGGTTCCAAGCCATGGCTACCCTTAGAGTCCTATTTAACGACCATAGAGCGTCTATCACAGCATTACAACAACTTGGGTAAACGTGTGGACTTTGAATTAATAGGTGGAGAAGTTACAGTTATCCCCGGATTTGAAGATATTATACGAAAAATAAGCGAATACAATACACATAACGTTGTCTTTACAAATGGTAGTAGAACAGTTAAATGGTGGAGTAAAGCAAAACATTATATGGACGGTGTGGTATTAACATTTCATCCAGACTCACAAGATAAGCAACATATAATAGATGTTATAAATGAAATAAAAGATCATGTTACAATAGATATTAACATTGCTGGTATAGGTGGCCATGTACAAGATCTAGGAGATTTTGTAGAAGAATTAAGAGTATTATTTTTAGACTGTGAACATAATAGATATGATAATGTAAGTATATGTGTTAAAACTATGTATAAGAAGCTCTTAGGCGCTCACAGTAAGCAAGAAACATACTGGAACTATACAGATCTAGAACTAGAAGTACTACAACGTCCTGGAATAAAACCAATGCCTCCAGTAGAACCAATAGAACATGTAGAAGAACATGAGCCACAAGAGCATGTAGAAGATACTTCCTGGATGACAGAATTTTTATACGATGACGGAACAGCAAAGTATGTACAAAGCCATCAAATAATTAATCAACGTTTGAATGCATTCAAAGATATGAAATGCCACTTAGGATTTGAAAGTTTAAATATAGATGCTACAGGAGAGATGTATAGTAGTTGGTGTGGTGCTGTAAACTTTGGTAATATAAGCAATCCTGATTGGAGTCTACCTGCTAGTGAAGTTTCTTGTCCTTTTGAATATTGTAATAATATATCAGATATTGCTATTACTAAGACTGCTTAGTTCCAATAGAACTTTTTAATATTCTTTTCTAATGTACAATCTTCATGATTTTTACTAAAGTAAAATATATTTTTTAATAATACATTGTCCATAAATTGTGTATCTTTAACATGTTTACGGTGTCTATTATTTAAAAATCCGTTGAATGATTGTACAATATATTGTCGAGCTTTGTTATCCCAATCATTACATAAGCAATTATTAAATACTTCAAAACTTTCTCGGTTACAAAATACATGTCCAGTAGAACTTATAAATACTTCGTTATTAAATTCTAAATCTAATTTGTAAATACTTGATTTATCTGGTACTTTAACATTAAAAATGTCCTGCCCTTGATCATTTTTTAAAAAATATCTTAAACTCATAAATCCTAATGTGGTACGATATAAATCTTTATGTTGTAAATTTAAATTACTATATGTTGCTATTGCTTCTGTAACATCATGTAAAAATTCATCTTGATACGGTAAATCATCACTTACATAAATTACATCATGTACCCATTTGCCTTTTACATTAAAAACATTTTTGACACCGTCTTCAAATGTAGTGCCTTTTGTAATTTTTATACTATTATTATTTTGCTTACATATTTTTAATAAAGGAAGTAAATCTATTAAATTATGTTGGTAACCAATAAATTCTATAATTGTTTTATTTTTTGTTTGTTTTAAAAAATTATGAATGCTATCCCAATCAATATTACTTACAACACTATTTGTATTGTTTTCTATACCGTAGGAAAAAAGATAGAAACTTACATTATTATCTAATAAATTTTGTACTAGATCTGTATTTAAATTACTACCATAAGTAAAAATCATACACTCAATATTTAATTCTTTACATAGTTTAGATAAGTTTACTATATTAGAGTACTCTAAAGAATCTCCATAAAAACTATTACAGAAAACTTTTTTAGGATTATTTTCTATAATAAATTCTTTTAGTAAATTAAAGTCACATTCCTGAATAGGATAATTACGTTTACCAATACGGCTACAAAACCATTGACCTTGGGGAGATAAACTATTAAAAGTTTTAGTGTAAGATGTTAAATCTAAATATAATGTATCAATCAACTTTCAATATTAAAATTTCGGTACATTAACGTTTTGGTTAGGCTGAAACATTGGAGATAATTCATAGTTAATAGTTGTATTTAAATCATATTCTGTATTATCTGCATCATAGTAATAAGTGTTAATAGAACCTTCTAATTCACTTTCAGCAGTTTCATATAAACCTACAGTATACTCTTCAACGGAAAATATATCACCTATTTTACCTTTAACACCAAATGTATAAAATCCAGGAGCTCTATCAGCCGCAACACCAGAAGTGTCTAAAGTTAATATTCCTGTGTTTTTATCAAATGCCATCCAAGGTGATAAAGGACTAAAAGACAACACATCAACATTTGCGGCACTTCCATTAATACCTAAATCTATAGTTGCTGTTTGTCCTCTTCTTACATTCCCCACAACACCTGAAGGTGTAGTAAATAATTGTGCAGATGCATCATCACCAGCAGAATCTAACTGTAATATAGCATAATGCATACCAGTAGTATCATGGAAACCGTGACCAGTTTGTTCTGATTCATCCATTGTTATCATGGTACTTCTTATCTTACCTTCTGCAATTAATACTTCTTTAATTTTATTAGAATCAAATGTTGGATGTTTCTCAATAAATGCCGCAGTACCACCTGCAACTAATCCTGAGGAAAGACTTGTTCCGCTACCTGCTGAATAAACTGTATTAGAAATTGATACTGCATAACATACGTCTTGACCAATAGTTAAAATATCAACAGCGGCACCAAAGTTATTTAATGAGGTAGTAGCACTTCCGCCGTCCCATGCTGTATTTGTAAATTCTGTAATTTTATAGTTTCTGTCATGAGAACCAACAGTAATTATTTCTTCAATGCCTGCTGGTGAGAACGTATTTACATTTTCATTTTTATTACCAGCGGCCGCAACTACTACAACATTTGCCGCATTAAGTTCCATAACTTTAGAATCTATTAAATCGTTTTGTGTAGTAATCCAAGGAGCACATAATACTTTAACATCTGTAGTGTCATTTGCATTATGATGAGCTAATATTTGACTAAATGCTGTTACAACATTACCAACTGAAGTTTCGCCTGCAACTGCATCATATAGTTTAACATTCATTAACTTGGCATCTTTTGCTGTACCAATGTTATCACCTATAATTAAAGAACCTACTGCTGTACCGTGACCTACATTATCATCGTAATCTGATCCATATGATGACCATAAATTAGTAATTGTTCCATTTGTAAATTCTTCATGATTTGGATTAATACCGGAATCTAGTAGGTAAACAGTTTTACCATTGCCTGTATATGCTGGTACATAATCTGCATTATCTTGTACTGTACCATCTATAACATTTAATCTGTTATCAATATAGTCAAAGTGACTAGTATTTAATACTGATGCTTCTAATCCACTATTAGCATCTGTTAAAGAAGAATATTTTACACCAGACATTGCCGCTAACTGCTCAGCAGTAGCATCTATTTGGTATGTCATGTTCAAATCAAAGGTTGTGGTAACTGATGCTCCAGCATTTGTAATTGCCGTGGCCGCCGCCGTTGCATCTGCGTGGACACCTGCGTCCATTTCTACTATATAACTTGCCATTTTGTTTTAACTCCAGTAAATAGGTAATGTGATTGCTATTTTATATAAGTATTTATCATATATTGAAGAAAAACAAATAGGATACTGATTTAATGAAACATGATATAGGAGGCTTATCTTTAGACTTAGATAATTTATTATTTAAATTAAATTTAAATAATCCTGGTGATGATATAAAATTAGTAGATTTATGTATAGAAAAAATTAAAGAATATGAAAACCCTTTAGTATGTTTGAGCGGAGGATACGATAGTCAATTTATGTGTCTACTTTTGAAACAAGCAGGCATAGAGTTTACCGCAGTAACATATGAAACTATGTGGGGTCTAAATGTTGTAAATTCTCCTGATGCATATATGGCACAGAATTTTGCAAAGAAACATGATATACCCTTACAATTAATAAAATTAGACTTCAAAACATTTTTAGAATCAGAACAATACTTGGAATATGCTATAAAGTATCATACAAGTAGTCCACAAATAGCATATCATTTATACTTCCTAGACCAAATAGATTATACAGATAGAAGTATAGTAATGGGAGGAGATATACCTAGATTTGCTTTGGATGAGGATACACAAGAAATAATTAGTATGATCCACAGTGACGGTGAGCTTTTTAGGACCACAATAATACCTTACAAAATGTATGCAGAAGAAAACAATGTTAAAATGTGTAAAGATCTGCTATTTTATACCCCAGAATTATTTTATAAGTCTTTAGAAAATTTTGCAAATTTAGTAAAAAAACATAATGTTATAGGAACTATGGATGATACAACTACAGGTAATTACATAAAAGAATTATATTATAATAATATAACTGAAGAAGATTGTGAAACTAACTTAATGTCTAATACAGGATTTGAAAATATTAAATTACATTTTATGAGCTTGTCAGGTGATTATGATGATTTTAATAACAAGTACAGAGCACCACTTATGTCTTTATTAGATAATTTTTATAAAAAAACATATGGTATAACATTTAATTATACCGGTTCTATTAGTCAAAAAATTTCAGGTTTTGATCAGATGGCTTTATTAATAGATGACTTGCAAGATTATTACGAAAATAATTCTATTAAACTTATCAAGCACTATAAATTAGAATTCTAAAAAACAGACCCGTTTAGGCCCATTTATTTAAAAGTTATATAAATAGGGTGTATAACATAATATAACTTAACTTTATATCAACCTCCAACATGATAAAATCGTTTTTTACATTATGGCTAGTCTGTTCCATCCAAATAGACAGCCAAAATTATGGCGCTCTTAGAAGTTTGAGGCAGATTATCGAAATGAAGATCTACCATGAGCCAACATAAAATTAATAACATAAAAGATAGACTAGAATTATTTACATTAACAGCAGTATTTGTTGTAAGCATTCTAGCACTTACACCAGGAACATAATATGAGAGAATTAGGAATGACTTTAATGGGCGTCTTAGCGATAGGAATTTTCTTTGTCGCAAAAGTATATCCTAATTTAGAATATACAGGAGCATCTAGCAACAGTAGTTGTACTGGACAATGTTATGTAGATTATGTAGCACTTAACGGTACACCATCTGAGATAGAACAACGCAAACAAGCATTGGCTAACTTGGACGAGTTCAGCGACATCAGAAGTTTATGGGGCGGTTGTGCCGCATGTCATGGAGCAGAAGGACAAGGTATGGCAGTATTCCCTAAACTTGCAGGACAAAATAAAGACTACAT